ATTCTTAACCAAGCATTCCTTAAATGACCCATTATAGTTGTAAGAGATTTGGCTTTAAATAGATGAGCTTCATCGCCTACAACCATTTCGTAATCTTCAAACCAATTACGTGGCATCTTAAATACTGATTGCCAAGTTGTGATTACGACTCTTTGTCTAAATGATTCTTTTTCTTTTCCTGCATAGATTCTATGAACATCATTAGGGTCAAAGGAGTCATCTTTAGAACTATAATCAGCAAAGTCTTTCCACATCTGTTCTACCAAAGAAGTAGTTGGTACAACAATTAAAGCATTCTTATTAGATGCTTCAAGAAAAGAACGGAGTATCATATAAATCATAAGTGATTTACCTGAACCCGTAGGAGAAACTAAAAGCGACCGCTTAAACTTTAGTGCATGTTTTATTGCAGTAGATTGATAATCACGAAGAGTGATATCATTGTTAGAACTTGATAGAGGCACATCAGGCATATCAATATCGCCAGTATTTTTAGAAACAATTTCATTTTTTATTCTATATCCACGTTCATGTGCAAACCTTTCCAAATGATATAAAAGGCCGCTAGGCAAAGTATAATTTCTAGTATCATATAATCTTATCTTTCCGTCCCATAACTTATTGCGATACGATGGAACAAATTTATAACCCGGTACATAGAAAGTAAAGAACTCACTTAGTTCCATTACAATACCAGAATCATTTGATTTTACAATAATATCAACTTCATCATTTTTGGTTATAACGATGTCACTCATTGGATTTATTTATACTAATTACCAGAAGTAAATCTTCGCCAATCAATTATGTTCTTGATTGTTGAATGTCTCCAACGAATGACATTCATAATTTCTTCAAGAGTGTCAACTAATGTTTGTTGATATTCTATCTTAGCTACTAACTCTTGAATGTGTGGGTCAGAGTCATAGTAATAATCCATATCACCTTTAAGTGGTTTAATGCCACCTTTATACGGATCGTAATCCCAACCCTTTGCATCCATATCTTCTTTAGTCATTTTGCCAGTATAATATAACCACTTATCTTTCTTAAGTGAGGCAATCTTCAGATTAAGACGTTTTAACTGAAGTTTAGAGACAGTTAATAATTCAAGATATTTTGAATGCAGTTTTGGTGTATCGGTGGAAGACTTATCTAAATCGATTTCATCAATCGGTGAGTCTTTTTTCCACATCTCTAATATTTCGTCTACTGTCATGTATATAATATAACACAAGATACTGCATTTGTAAAGATAAATTATCGAATAAATTCGAATTTATTATATCTAAATGTTACAGTGCATGTGATGTATTCAACTGTGGTATCTTGAGTTGTAAATTGTAATTCTCCTAGATTAGTAGGAAAGGCATCTTCAAACTTTATTTGCTTATTAGTTGTATTCTTTGAAGTAAGAATCGATAATGTTATATCTTTAAACTTCTCTTTGTGAGTAGCTGGCCCAGTTTTAGTTTTAGTAGTATCATGCCCGGCATCTTCTCTTAGCCAATTATATATTTCAAGATAGTTTTTCAATTCTTCATCTACAATAAATGAAATTTCTAATGTGCCATACTCAATGGTATCACCTGGGAAATAAGCATTTCTATTCCCATAGCTCTGTAATACTTCAGATTGTGATAATGCTGGCACTGCAGCTGTAGTACAGAAGAATTGTAAGTTTGCAAACTCTGACGAATCAATGGTCACCTTGAAATTAACAGGTGATAACATATTTAAATTATCTGTTAGATTAGTACTCATATTTCTATTTATACAAAAAAAGAGGCCCATTGCTGAGCCTCTTTAAGAGTATCTTTAGTTATCGTAAAGATTATAGGTTGCTTACGTCGAATTTCGCGAAGTAAGGGTTGTTCAACCCACGTGGAGAAGCAGATTCGCCACTTGAGTATGTTAACGCGTATGGATTCGATACCATTCCGTAACGAGTCTTGAACGCGATACGTGGCTGGAAGTCTTCCTCACCTACGGCTTTAACCATTGTTAAAGGAACGTATGGGCAATAGAAGATACCGGCGTCGTATGGGTTTGAACCGCGATATCCAACTGTAACTTCTGGGTCAGAAGATGTTGCATAAGGGTCAACATAAACTTTAAGTGAACCATTAAGTACACCAGCGAATGTGTTAACTTGAGCATCTACATTAAGACCATTAGCTTTAACAGCTTCGCCGTACTGAAGATAACCAGATGCAGCTAGAGCTGAAGCAACGTCAGGTGATACAATGATGAAGTTACCTTTACCACGACGTGTAGCAACACCGATGCTATTAGCAATTTTCTCGATGTAGTATACTAGTGATTGGAACTTCTCTTGTCCCCAACGAGCGCCTAAGTTAGAACCTGTATCGGCACCATCGAAGCCTGTTTTTCCTACTGCTTGGTTTTGGATTGAGTGGATAACTTCTCTATTGATTTCAGCAAGGATTTCAGTAGATAAGATATTAGCCAACTCAGCTTCAGCATCAAGACCGTGGATAGCTTTAAGGTCTTGAGCAAGCTCCATTGTGTAACCAGCTTTAAGAGCACGGCTCTTAGCAGTTACAGTAGCTTTTTGAATCTCAAAGCCCATTGCAGCCATTTGAGTTTCAGCAGTTGTACCTGTACCAGTTTTAGCCTCAGCTTCTTCGCGAGACATACCTTGACCAACTGTTGAACCAAGTCCACTTGCGTCTGGTGAGTCACCAGAGAAAGCAGCGTCGGCTTCGTTGAATAGAGCTTCTGTACCTTTTAGGGTATCTGAATGATTGTCGCTATACTTAGCAACCATGGAGAAGATAAGTCCTGTTGGACCAGACATTGGCTGAACACCTGCGATGTCGTAAGCTAGCAATGAAGGCATAGCACGACGAACAAGAGCAATCAATACTGGGTCAAAGTTCTTAACGTCACCAGCAACTGTGTTGTTCTCCTCATTGATTTGGAAAGAAGAATGAGCAGCGCTTTCGCGTAATGCTTTTTCTTGGTTTTCCAAAAGGACTGCAGTCACAGCTTTACGATATGGGTCACTGATTGGAGCGCAATCTGAGTGCTCTAATAGTGGAGCCCATTTCTTTTGAGCATTTTCTGAACTAAACATTTTAGTAATTCCTTTTCTTATTGTTGTTAATTAGTTTTGTTATGGGTTTAAAAGGCTTCTTTATCAAGCTTTGTAAAGGCCTTTACATACTGTGACATTAGAGGTGATAGACCATCATTGGCTTCTTCAACTTCTTCAGTCACGACCACTTCTTTAGTGGATTCTGTGTTTGATTTTTCAGTTAGTGTTTCTTCTACTTTTTCTGATTTCTTATTGAAGTAAGATTCACGAATGACTTTTACTTTTTCAGAGAAAGAATCAACATCTTCGAATACAACATCAGCAGTCAATTTCTTGAACTTACCAACTTGAGTATCAGCTAAACCTTCAGACAAATCAGAAATGACTTTCTCTTTTTTGAGAGCAATAATTTCTTCAGCCAATTGACTGATTGTTTCATCTTTAGTTGCGATATCTTCAGATAGGTCTGCATTTTGTTGTGAGATTTCGTCGAACATATCTGTTTTACCTTCAGGCATTTCGATATAATGTTCTACGAAGTTTTCTTTCAATGAAGCCATAAATGCTTCTGCGATTTCTGTACGAAGAACATTAGTTACTGCAACATCATTCTTTTCAATCCATTGCTCAGCAACGTATGTCAAATAACTATCAATCTTATCGATAAGACCTTCGTTAAGAGAATTAACTTCTTCATTGACATAGTCTATATAAGACTCTTGGATTTCTTCGATGTGCTCGTTAACTTTAGATGTTACTGCAGCTTCGAAAATTGTAGCAGCCTTAGTCTTGAATTCTTCTGAAAGAGAATCATCTTCAGCACAAAGTGCATCTAAGTCTTCTTTCATTCCGCCATAAGTTGCATTTAATTTTTCTTTAGCTTTATGAGTTGCAGCTTTGATTACAGTTTGAGCGATTGAATCAACAGCTTTGCTAACATCCGTATCGGGGTCAGCTGCACCATCAATGCCATCTTCTTCTTCTGAATCACCTGCTTCTTCAGTTTCTACTGCTTCTTCTGCTTCATCTTCTACGTCAGATTCTTCTTCGTCTGAATCGTCGTCGCCGACTACTTCATCTTCAACTTCATCTTCCATATCTTCTTCAGCATCATCTGCAGAAACTTCAACGTCGTCAACATCGTCATCTTCTGAATCGTCATCAGATGGGTCTTCGTCATCGGCGTTCATGTGATAAGCTTCTTCAGCATCATCTTCTTTTTCTTCTTCTTCAACTTCAGTAGCATCTGATGGACCTTCATCAGGTTTTTTAGAACCTTCGATACCATCATCTTCTTCTTCAGTGACTTCTTCTTCTTTTTCTTCAGAATCAGTTTCTTCATCAGTAACTGAGTCTTCAGCATCTTGTTCTTCACCCCATACTTTGAATACTGCAGCTTCCAGTGTTGTTTCTGGCTGTTCGGTTTTTTCCTCTGCGATATCCTCTAGGACTTCAGACTCAAGATGTGCTGCTGTTTCCAACAGACTTTTTTCTTTTTGTTTTTCTTCTTGTGCCATAGTTATTTTCCTATATTTTAGAGTTTAGAGAGGAAATCCTTAAACACCCGTTCTTGAACTGAAGCTAAATTTTTAGCTGAGGCGTTTGAGATTTCAGTCTCATACTTTTCAAGTTGCTGAGCTCTGAGTATACCGTTATCCCATATCCATTCCACGCCTTCCATAATTCCATTTACGAATGCGCCTTGAGCGGAGGGGTCTTGAACGATATCTACAGTAGCAAGGAGATAGTCATCATTGACATATGTCGCTCCTTGTCTATTCTCAACTGTTCCCATACCACGACTAGAGACACCAAGCTTCACTCCGCCTTCGATAAGACCTTCAACGATCTTACCCATTGGAGTGTTGAGTACTTGTGCCTTTCCAACAACATTATCACCGTCAAACTTAAGTTCGGTGATTTTGTGTGAAACTTTGTCTAAGTTAATTTGAGGTCCTGCAGGGTGGTCTAATTCACCAACTGCTCTTCCCTTACTAACTTGCTCGTCGATATATTTTTCGACTGCTTTAAAAAGTGTTTCTTTAGGATAGATACGACCATTGCGATTCTTTTGCTCGGCCTGCATAAAGACACCTGTGATATAGGTTCCTTTTTTACCGTCTTTATCTTCTGTAATATATTCTAAAGAATCGAAATGTTCTGTTATTAGTCTCATTTTATCCTTTTACGTTTCTTTGATTAAAAATGTCTGAAGCTACTGCAACTTTTTTTACTTCCAGAGCTTGCTTGGTTTTGACTTTCAACACTTCATCGAACGCAGAATTAGCTGCGTCTTTATCGCCCTTATATAGAGCACCTAATAAATTTGATATTTTATTCATAATTTTGTAGCCTATTTTACATATATTTATATAATTAAGAAGTTTAAAGAGCCTCCTATTTAGAGTAAATGGGGGCTATTTAATGTCTTTTTCTAAAGAACCTTCATTATTTTGTGATAAATCTAGTTCTAAGTCACCTTGTTTTTCTAATTCAGGCTGTGTACCTGAAATTAAATCATCAATAGAGCCATCGTCACCTTCGCCTTCAGCTTTTTCATCAGCTATTTGCTTATCAATCATTTCTATTTCTTGATCGTCTTGTCCAAGAATATTTTTACGTACCCATTCTTTTGAGTAATATCCTTGTTCTACTAAGTTTTCAACTTGTGACATCATATCGAATCTGTCTCTCAAGATTTCAAACTCTTTTAATTCAGCAAAATAATTATCTTTTTGATAGTCAACAAAGATATTTTCTGAAATCATTGGCCAGTCATCTTCATTGATAATTCCTTTGAGAATCAACTGAGTTTTAAGAGCAGTTAAAAATACATGAGAGAATCTTTGACGAAGTCTAGAAACAAATTTATGGAATTTAACTTCTTCTCTATTGATTTCAGTTGCTCGTCCAACTTGGAATCCACTTTCAGATTCAAGACGACTTAAAGGTACATTCAATGATTTATAAAGTTTCTTTTGGAAGAATAGAATATCATCAATCTGTCCAAGGTTTTCACCGCCTGGCAGTGTTGTGATTTCAGTACCTCTACCACCTTCTCTTCGTGGTAAGAAGAAATCTTCAAGCATTGATTTATGACGTCTGTCATCACGAACTTCTCCGTTACTTGCATCGTATACAATCTTATTACGATACTGAGACATCATGTTTCTTACATATTCTTCTGCCTTACCTTTTGGAAGGTTACCTACATCGATATAAAAAATTCTACGTTCAGGTGCTCTAGATATACGATAGATAACTAACGCATCTTCAAGCATTCTTAACTGATTAATAACTTTAACTGATTTGTGTAAGTGAGATAATACTTTCTTTCTAGAAGAATCCATTATACCACTTGTTACATAAATGATAGCTTCATCAGCTACTTTAATTCCACTTATATTATCAGAAGAAGTATTTGCTGCAGATATTCCTACATGCTCTTCGTTATACACATAATATTCTTCAACCACTTCGTCTAGAGTTACTCCAGTAAGTTTATCGACATTCTTTTTAATCTCACGAACTTTCTTCATGTGGATTGGGTCGATATAACGAAGGTCTTGAATACCTGCTTTAGGATTTGCTGAATCGACTACTATATGGAAATAAATCTTTCCGTCGATATACCACTTTCTGAAATAATCAGAACCATACTCTGTAAATTGAAATAAATTATAGACATTATCAAACTCATTTAATATCTTACGTCTAACATCTGTTTCATACTCTAAATCGTCAACATTAAGAGATACTAAAGAACCTATATCTCCTGCAGGAATAGCCTCGTTAACGATGTCATCAATAGCATTATCAGCTTCGGGTTGTTCAGCTGCGCCACGATATTTCATTATCATATCACGGTCACTGCCACCCGAATCAGTTCCGTCTATATCATAATATTGTCCATAATATCCACCAGCCGCAACAGTTGCTACACCAGTATCGTCAACAGGTGGCACAAAGGATTTTACGGTATTTTTTTCAAGAGAAGGTGAATCATTCTCTTCGCCTTTATTAAATCGGCGTTTAATTTCATATCCGAATATTTCCATAATATCTCTATTTATATAAAAACTCCCCCGCTAACGGGGGAGTTTGTTAATTAAAAACCTACTTAAGAGGTTGTGTTAGATTCCCAGTATTGATATGCGATTTCAACAGTGAACTCTTCGATTGCATCGTTAGTATCATAACTTAAATCGATTTGAGAGATATTGATTGGATATCCGCCACGAATTGTGTATGTTTTCGTTACAGCTCCGTCCTTATCTAATTGCTCTACAATCATGTCAGCTTGATAATCTGTTGGATTTGAAAGGCCTTCATTTGCAACGTGTGCATTGATGCCATTCAACCAAGTTTCGAATGCGTTTCTAACTTTCATTTCGCTATCATTGATAACTGTGATTGTCCAGTTCTCGAATACTCTATCACCAGCAATCTTCAACTGACGACCACGGAATGGTACATCGATGTTGTTAACTGTTGATGATGGTAAACCAGCACCTTTAACCATGAATGAAGTGAATTCACTATCTCCGCCAGCATAAGCAGGGAAGTTAATGGTAGCTTTAAACAGATTAGGTCTTGCACCCCCACCTGTTAGCTTTGCTTTGAAGTCATCTACTCCTAAAATAGCCATTTTCTTATTCCTTTCTTATTAGCTTGTTACTTCACTAAAGTCAACACCTGTTCGTGTAGCAACGAAGTTGAGGGTGATGAAGTTAATTGAACGAGCGGGTTTAATGTATATATCTGCTACGAAACGATTCGTGTCGATTACTTGACCTGTGTTATTTGTTTCATCACAAACAACTAAGAAGTCAGTAACTCCACGCCGACCTTTGACATCTCGTAAGAATGGTTCTACAAGATTGCGGAATTGAGCCCGTGTGAACTCATCATTCAACTCAAAGAGTTGGAATTTAGCCGCAGTTGCGATTGCTTTTTCAAGAGTGATAAACAATCTACGAACGTTAATTCTATCGAATGCCGATGGCTTAGTTTGTCCAGTCTTATCACCGAATAGCATGATACCTTGACCAGGGAAAGCAACTAATGGATTAACCTGTGCTTTATAGAGAGTATCTCTAGATGATTGGTTTGGATTGAAAGCCAATTTAGTAACTCCACGGAGATTACCGCGATTGTAACCAGCAGGTGAGAACCAAGATTCTGCAACATTATCAGTATTAACACAGAGACCAGCCATGTGACCAGAAGCTGCGATATATACATAATTGTCGTCGTACTTGTTATACACATATAATGGAGAACTATCCAAGAAAGTGTATGAGCTCATACCTGTTAATGCATTTCTTCGTGTTATAACGTTATCACGTTTACCGTTTTCGGTGCTTTGTTTCTCGATTGCATTTGTTGCAGTTCCAACTGGAGCAGACATAAATGCTACTATATCTTTTCTCTGAAGTGCGATTGTTCCAAGTTTATTGTCAACCGTTTCTTGAGCAGTATCGTCAAGATATCCTGCTTCTGCGAATAGAAGATTTACATCTACTGTTTCTGCATCAGCAAACTCTTCAAGAGCTGTTGTAACGTCGCCTTCATCAACCGTACCATCTTGACCAGATGTTAGTGATTCCATATATACACCATCGCCGAATACACCAGTGGTTACATCAGCATTATCTTCAACAGCAGCGTTGGCGATAGTTGCTGCAGCACCTACTGTAGTATCTGCATTTGTATATAAGAAGTCTAACTTATTGATAAAAATAAAGTTAGATTGATTATTGATTACGTCATAGTAATAGTTTGAACTACCGTCTTCTTTTTTAGCATCTGAACAAAGTGAAAGTCCTTGATACTTTTCGATAACGTTATCTTTTGTTCCGGTAAATGTACCATCTTGGTCAATCACTAGAACATGAATTTCATCATCTGTTGTGGAAGCATCACCCGGTGCTGCGTCAAAGTTATCTCTAACTTTAATTTTAGCATCTTGTGTTTTTCCAATATCAGCTGTTGCTAATGTATCAGAAGCTGCAGCGTATGATGTTGATGTTCTTGCGATAACCACTTGGAGTGAATTACCATATTCGCCTGGGCATCGAGCAATGGCTGTATAATTTTTAGCGGCTAAAGCTGAAGCTTGTCTTTCGAAATCAGCTAAATTTTTAACCTGCACTTTATTATCGTTAGTAGCTAATGCGCTACCTCCATTACCTGCCGTGGCATTTATTGTGTCTGCAGCGACTATTGCGTCATCGTTCGATAGCGCATTCACTGCTCTAGAAATTTTCAAAGTATTCCCGTATTTCAAGAACCCAGCTGCTTGTAAGAATACTTTACAGGTGGTCGAATCAGGTTTACCGAAAATCTCAGCAAGGTCATTCTCCGAACTGACTGTCGTCAATTGTTCGGCCGGACCCCATTTAAATCTCCCTGCAAATCCACCAATCGATGTTGATAGAGCAGGGATTACGTTGGTCAAATCTATTTCTTTGACTTCAACGCCTGGAGAGACTAAGAATCCCATAATTGTACCTCTTTGTTTTCAGTTAATAATTGTATGTTAATCATTACAAGATTTTGTTCATACTACTATTTATAATACTACAAATCTCTCCAGGCCCTTAGCTCGTCTATCTTATCTTGATATTCGTTACTTTGGCCTGTGTTGTGAAATCCAAAATCTAATAAATCATCTTCCATTGATTCTCTATCTTTATAGAGCATTTCTTTTAATGAAATGTCATCAATATCACCAAATGCTTCAGTTGATACAAACCAACCAAACATTACTAAATTCATTACCATATCGTCGTGAAATCCTTTATCAGCTTCATAGCTTGCTCCTTTCGGAACAAATGTAGATAATTCTAAAATAGTATCAGCATCAATTATTTCTAATCCACTTTGTTCGATTAAGTCTTTCATATTAGAACAGCCCATTCGTTTAATCTTTTTAGTCATAGTAACACCGATGCCACCTTTCTTAATAGCAGATTCAACGAAAGTATTTTCGTATTCTAATTCATAATAAACTCCATTACATACTACTTGTCCTGCATCATTACTTTCAATAACTACAATAGCCTCGTTATAATAATTAGCTGTGTGTACAATAATATCGGGAAATAATAATGGTGAGATTATATTATTTCTAAAAGTTGCAACTTGTTTAAATGGTCTAGAAGACATATCAACTACAGTGAATGTAGAATAGTCTTGGCCTCTTCCTTTTGATACATCAACCATCATTATATACTGATGCCCTTTTTGTGGGTCTTCATATATTTTTACGTCTCGTTTAGTTCTGATAGGGTCTTTTGCTTTCAATCCTAAAAGACAATCAGCAGAAATAAGTGTTGAAGAACTACCAACGAATTGGTTTCCAAACTCTTGAATGAATTGAGTCTCTGATGTATTAGCAATAGTTTGTTTCTTCCACTCTTCATCTCTACCAGGCACATCCCACCAATCAACTCTAAATGATGCAAACTCATTTGCTTTTTGAACTGCACCTTCCCATATCTTATAGAACATATTCCCAACTCCGTTTGGAGTAGAAGTAATAATCACTTTGGTCTCTTTACCAGATGAGATTACGGGATAAGTAGATATATAGAAAGTAGAAGCATTCTCAACGAAAGCAAACTCGTCAAGGAATAGTAAGTTGACTGATTGACCACGAATAGAAGAAGCTGATGTAGCAGATGCAATAATCTTTGAACTATTAGAAAATTCTAATGAACCTTTATTTAATGTTCGAGTACCTGGTTGTAAAAAGAATGGAAGATTCTCTAAAGCTAAAGT